CAGGGACCGACAGCACCTGTTTCCTCCCCCCCTATCCCCGCCTTCGGGCGGTGGTACTTCAGTTCCGGGGGCCTCTTTTTGAGGCCGGGACCCGGCGGACTGGGAAGCCGCCAGATTTGGTGATAGGGACAACATCCTCCTGAGTATGAGGTTAAACTATTCACGCGCGCAGCGCCGCTCGTCCGCACCGAGCGTTACAAATAGTGCTACTTTTGTTTGCAGTCGCACGGGTAGAGTGCTAACAAAAGTTTAGTTGAATTAATCCCGGACCAGGTATCTGCGCGTGAAAACGGGCTTGGATGGTTGACGTAGGATCGCCCAACTCGATCTTGTCATACATGACCTACCCTTGGCCCGCCCGGCACCGTAAGGTTAGAGCTGGGGATACCTCTAGGGAATGCAGAAACTCGGGCGTGCTAGTGGATTGGGTGCTGGAAAATGCACCATCTATAATCTACCAGCGGATACGGCGAGCAACTGATCCCAACGCGCCTCGATTTCCCTCTCGCGACTTCAACTTATTGTTGACGAGGGGTGCAAATGATAAAATTGAGCGAATTAATACTATACATTAATTCGGTCGTCCCGGGAAGACTTAAAACTCGCCCTTCCTTATCATTACCGCATAGTACAACTATGCGGGCATGATTGAGTTGAACAATCATCTATGTCTCGAGGAAAGCTGGGACATTAAACTAGGCCCTGGGTTAGCACCCCAATAAGACGCTACGCTGTAGCACGCCAGAGTCGGCGATTAATAGGCTCACTAGCCTAATCATGCTAGAAAGAACTGATCCACCCCCGACCTGCTATGTCGATAAACTGAGGCCGGTCTAGCTCGAGCGTGCTAGTCTTAACCGTCAAAAATCGCTAAAGTTCATCCTCTTGGAGCCGCCTCGCGATCTGCCGCGTGTGCACATGGCACTCCCGTCGGGTAACTTCTATGACAGAAAGAAGGTGTGGGTCTATGAACGGAGGTATTCATATGATCTGCTAACGTAACTACGCCAGACCTCCTAATAGGCGTGGGGAACGTGCCAACTATCGGAATTCTGTAAGTCGATGCTTCGCGCTCGCTTGATCAGCCGCTCTGGTTGGTGGACAGACTGACACTGACGGGCTCACTGTGATGGTGAGGGAGCAAACAGTCGGTTCGGGAAGCAAATGTACCGGATGATGACTTTTTCTCAAAGGCTGGGCGCGCCTAAAGCTACCCCCGTACGCAAAACGATCACTCAGGTCGTTGCCTCTCCCGCGGCAAAGGGAGTTGATGCTACTGAGTTGACTGCTGGAAAGACAGCCAATAGTGGTCGCGCGGGCTTCGAAATTACCGCGCCAAAAACCGGCCTTGCTCAGGGCTTTAAATTGAGCAAAAACACAGAGCGTGGTAGCCGCTTTAATGCTACTTTAAAAATTAACTGGCCTATCTACAGGTCAGTAGTGGCTTACAAGCCACGTGCCGCTGTCCAAGCGGTTACTACACGGCCGGTCGGGCCACAACTCCGACCAATTAAAAAGGCGCCCCACCATACAGCGCCAAGAAAAGCTCGGCCCTTCTACGTGAATGGCATCCCCGTCAGCGACCAAATCGCTGAAATTAAGAGGGCCGAGGCCATAGAAGAGCGAGTGCGCGCTCAACAAAACGCACGCGACGCATGGCTAGCTGGCCTGCGTCTAAAAGGTGCTCGCATTTTGCGAGCACACCAGGAGCACAAACGTGCTCGTGATGAGTTACGAAAACTCATCACAGCCCAACTCGCCGGGCTTAATACTCAATGGGCGAGAACTGCAGCCTATTGGGCTGCTAGGGTTAGCACACCACAAAGTGCTCGTCGCACTAGACGTACTAGTGCAAAAAGCGTTCACTTAAAGAACGCTCGGCTCACCCACGAGCCGAACTGGTTGGCATCTACGCCAACCATTTCGCCTGCTAATTACGCAGGCAATCTTGGGTCCTTCTGCCCAAACAAAAATCAGAAGAAGAATGGTTGGCGCCAATATAAACGCCAACCATCTACCTTCCCACCTCCTACAAGCGGGAAGGAAGATTTGGCTTGGGTTCCCAGGCCATTTGGGAGTTGCTACCTTCGTGGTATCAACTCACCATATAAGAACCTTGCTTGTAGTACTTTGCGTAGTTTACCGCATTCTGAGGATATACTACGCTTCTTCAGTTCAAATCCACTAGCTGAAGATACTGCAGGAAGATTCAAGCTAGTTAAAACTAGCAGCATTGGTGAATCCGTTTGTTATCACCTCTGCGAAGCACTTGACGGTCGTTCTTTTTCGGAATTACTCAGATTGATTAGTCCACAAGACGTCGTTGGTGCTGACGAGGCTGTACCTAAAGCCTCACGTACCACCCCACCTATCGAGGCTCTCGGTGGGGTTCATCTTGTTCCGACTAGTTTACCGCCAACTGTAAAGGCTGCCGGTTTCGATAGAGTCTGGAACTCCTCACTTTGGCCTACTCAGGCCACTGATGTTCGTGCAGTGTGGAATGTTTCATTCCAGGATCGTTCTATATCTATGCAACGCACATCAGAATTTACTTATCATTATCCGAGTGAGCTCAATAGGGCTTTGCTGCCTAGTAGGTTTGAAGATTACCTACTGGGACGCTGGGCATATAAACCCCAGCGTGGTCAGGATTTTGATGAGTTATTCATTCCTACTAACTATAGTAGGCACTTTACTCCAACCCCGCCTGCTAGGAACGTCTTACCAGAATTTGAATCTATATCCGACGTCCTTAATGGGTCTTTAGACATGAAGAAGCTTGACGCAGCCGATAACGCTGCAGCCTTCTCTCGTGCGCTAGGATCTCGGGGTCAAAGAGTAATCCCAGGATGGGAAGCTGCCAAGGTACCACGTTGGCAACGGTTGCGCGAATTTGCTATGAGTGCTGAGAATACTCGCCAGTACTTTGAAATGGCATATCGCCTAATAAGCCGCTATATTGCGGCTACTGCGGCTGAGTCTATGAATGACCGCATTCCGAATTGCTCTCTGGTAGTTGATGACACCTCAACTAACATAGAGATTATTCACATTAACGCGGAGACAATACTACCACCTCCGCCGCAACAAGGCGCCCAACCCCAACCCCCCTTAAATGGCGAAGCCCAATTCTGGACTTATCCTTCCCAGCATGAGTTACTCACTGGTCGTGCGCAATTTATTGATGGTGAAGGACTCTCTCGAGAAGAAATAGCACAGTTGATAGCTGCTCTCGCTCCGTCTGGACGTCACCAAACTCCATACTTACGCCGAATATGGCATGGCGAGACTATGGATATCGAAGACAATTACGTCATGAATGTATGTCGTCATACATTTCCGAATGATGTCGTAAAGATTTTTGTGCATCATGGATCTTCTCCGACTCCATTACCCGCTAATGGAGACCACCTCAACCCCAATGATGCACAATGGATCATAGATCATGCCTTCGACGTTCCCGACCCCAGAATTATCGGGAGTTTGATACGTGCTCTCTCTTCTCGCCATGATCTTTCAGATACGTTCGAAGAAGCATACGATGCAGTTATGTATCGTACTATTGCTTGGAGGTATGCCGATGGCCGTACGACTAATATCGTAGGCCATACTTACGATTTTATCGATGCTAGTGGATATAATACATTATATCTACCTCGCAATAATACTCGATATTCGTATTTTGACATATTCTTTATGCCTACTGGCTTAGCTTCGGAAATGGAAAGATTCTTAGCTCGGTCACCTGATCATCAGATCCAGATTGCTACTCTCATATCTTGGTTTAGAGCAGTAGCAATCAACTGGGCGGCTAAGTCCTTAACCCTAGATGGGAATTCCTGGCGTTCTCTGAGAGCTGGGGGCGGTAACCAATTCGTGCGGAACCATATTGATAAGTGGGTCAGAAAATATTATAATGATCCGATCAATTTGTGGTCTAGCGTTCATGCTAATGCAATGGCGCATCAGTACGGCTTTGCTCCTTCCGCTAAAACTCGTATGACTGAAGAATCACGAGTCGTCGGATGGTGGAGTGACTATGCTAGTCCTTACCTCGCTAATCACTATTACGAGTTATGGGCAATGCAAACGATGCCTACCTTCCAGGTTCTACCTTATTATGATCCTGAAGAAAAGACTTCTCATGTCCAATGGGCACCGGACGCTCCCAAACCGGCTCAGAGCTGGCCTGCCTTTAATGAAACCAGATCCGCCAGGCTTGCCCGCGAAATGCAGGCATATCCAGGTTATGGATGGTTAGGTGATGGGGGAGCTGAATACAACATTCAGTTCTATGTTGCTCAAGGCAATCATGGCGAGTGGGCCAAGGATGGCGGGATAAGTAAGGCCCTTCCAGTTTGGTGGGAAGGAGAATATACTCACACTTTGCCTGGGGGAGTTAATGCCGGAAATCTAGACACCCTTAGCCCCGTCAACACGCCTTGGGCAGACTTTGTGTGCCCCGGTTCGCTACGTTCTCACAATTTACGGAACAACCGGATAATCAATTGGGGGGTTCGACAGAATAACAGAGTTGGCCCCCTGACTAGTATGGAAGCACACCGGTGGTGGAGAGCAACAATGGGTAAAGAGCATATCTCATTAATGGTAAACTACATTTCACCCATCACTGAAAGGCGTGAAATCGATGCCATCAGTGATTATTCTGTTACTCTTTGGGAGAGTGGCAACAACTTTGCAGGATTGACATTCTCAAACTTCACTCAAGACGTTCAAAAGGCAGATGGTCGTTTCTCCGATCTTAGACCCAAGCAACAGACATTCGAGTCAAAGTTTGATTCTAAGCCATCACGCTTCAGCCAGCACCAGCCTGCACTCACTACCAGAAAAGCCGGGCCCCAACCTTCTACAAAAGCTAGTATGCACTTTGGGAAACTTGTGGTTCCTCCAGGTCAGGCACTGAATGATACAGCAGTGGATGGTGACTTACAATTTGAAAATAAATACCCTCACCATCAAACTCAGGTACCTAGGCTCCAGGAAGGTACAGTCGAGCATGAACGTGATGGTTTTCATTCGTATTCTGACCCTGCTCCTCCACCTCGTTTGAGTGAGATTGAAAGGAGAGTTCAGGCGCACAAGGCTGAACTTGATAAAGCTTTTGCAGAGTATCTAGCTGAGAGCAGTAAATATACTCGTAAGACTAGGGAAGACGCTGCAGAGAAAGAAGCGACCCAAAGAGAGCGTGCAACTCAACGCGCTCTGGGACAACAATCACGAGGAGGGAAGAGTAGGATTACTCCCCCTAGATCATCTGACACGGCTAAGCCAGGAAAAAAGGAAGCTACCTTTGGTAATACTAAATACCAAGAACAAGCTAGTCGCAGGACTAAGCAAGACGGTGGCTTAACTCCTAATGATAGTCCAGCAGCACAAGCTCAGTCTGATGCTCAAGAGATCGCAACTAAGTTATTAGCTATGTTCGGCAATCCAGCGGCTAAGACTGCCGGATCTCGTCGTCCTACGTCTCCACCTAGACCAGAGGAACGGCCTGATTCTCCGGAAGACTGGGCAGACGCAGCTGAAAATCCTGATCCTTATGACGATGCAGCGCAGAGGGAAGATCAATATGATTTACCCATGACCAAAGGCACCACGATGGTGCCGCCGGGCCAAGATCCTTCGAGCGTTAAGCCACCCATAGGGCAGTATCGGCACGGTGAGGGGGGTTCAGCTAATCAAGATTTTGCTTCACAATTCTACGCAACTATGCATGGGGCGAACGGCCCTGGAACTTCCAAATTCGATCCCAATAAGAGTAATACACCAAAAAACTGATTTGGAATCCAGCCTTCGCTAAAGCCGCCTGGTTGAGATTCCAATTTTTAGAGTACTTTGTCAAAACTTTTACTTACGACATTGAACTCTTGGCCAATGAGGTATTGGTCGTTACTAACCTGGTGGCGGAATGTGCTTATAAATTGAGCGAACCAGGGATAGACAAAACCTCTAATGAAAATTTCTTTCCTTACTTCGATTTTGAAGAGTTATGTGGCGTCTTTAAGTTAGATAAGGCGCCTAAGGATTGTCAAAGCGCTATAGCTGCATGGATATTATTACATCCAACTCCAACCACGGTCTTTGATTTCATACCAGCCTTCGAAAACTTTTTTAACTTGGAAGATTGTACTATTTTTCCAACTATCCTTTCGCTTCCAGGGGCTTCTATCCTGGCTGATCAAATTAAGTCTACTAATTACCATAAATTGAGCTGTTCCTCAAGTGAATATTATTTTTTCCCAAATTGGATGGATCACCACGAGTCATGTGCAACTAGGGCGCTTAAAGTCTTAGGAATTCGGGGGCTCCCTCTGATGTGGAATAAGGACCCCCATAAAGTAGGAGTCTATACAAATTATCACTTCCGGTGGCTGTTAGTCACACTATGGAATCCAGGAATAACTGTGATTTCTAAGACCTGGCAAGATAGTCCAGCGACAGAGGCTGAATTATTGGCTGAGGTCAGATCTGAAATCTCTGTGGGAAATCACCACAAGAAGATTTGCATCGTACACCATGCTGATCATGTTTCATATGCTATTAGGAAAGATTTTCTAGAAAGTGCCATCTCCGTATTTAAGGAGGATATGTACCCGGGTCTCACTATCAACTCTACTTTTAGCACTAGAATGTTAGAGCTGTACCCTCTCGTACCTGGGCGGGCAGGAGCTAAAGTCTTTTTAAGGGACTTTAGCTATCTACCAAAAATGGCTAGAGAATCCGTTTTGATCTCTAACTTTATTAAGAGAATGTTTAGTTTTGGACATTTGAATGACTGGGAAGCTACTACTGCGAACGGCCTTATTCTATCTTGGTGGACACAGTCTACTGGAGAAGATTTAATTTACTACTTCCTTTCGCAGCCTGCTAAGTGGTTCTCTGCAAATATCCCTAACTTGCTTAATTTCCTAAAAAGGGCACACGTTAATGGCAGAGTTTTGTACCAGCTGCCTGGGTACGCACTTAAGTTTAAACACGCTAGGGAGGCCCGTCAATGGGCTAGTGGTATGTACGGTTTAGACTCTCTGGTTGGGAGGACTGATAAAATACCTTTCGATTTCCATAATGAATTAGAAATGCGGATAAGCGATCCAAGCGTAAGAGGAATTTTCACGATTGAGAGAGATACTAAGAGTGGAGTCCTCCTTCCAAGTTATGACACAGACTCAGCTCGGTATACAAAGTATTTGAGAGACATAACGTACCAAGCGATGAGTGACGTTATTTCAGAAACAGTTACAGCCGAAACCTTAGATGAGTGGTTTGATAAAAGGCTGTTCTGGGCTGCTAGTGGTGGTGCCCCAGGAGGAAAAATTGTATGGGAAACCGGAGAGAAGTTACGTCTTAACAAGCGTGGAGCTGTTCTAAATATAGAGGTCAAAGAACTACGCGATATGTGGGAAAGAAGCCGGCAGTTAGGAGAGAATCCAGTTCAATGGTCAGTTCGAGCAGTTAAGTATGAGTTAGGTAAGTTGCGTTCAATACTTAATACAAGCACTTTCTCCTACCTGACGCAAGGTTATTGGGCTGACATCTTCGACAGATCAGTTAAAAAGGCTACATGGTACTGCACTGCGCATCATACTGTTTCGAGAATTGCCAACACTCTACGTCGCTTGAATGACTTAGCTACGGCATCAGGACTCATGTGGGATTATTCTGATTTCAACATTAATCACAGCTTTTTAGCTATGGCTATATTATATGAACAGTGTGTGAGGGTAATAATTGAAAGATTAAGTATCCACCGTGGCTCGGAAGATTATCCTAAGATTGTATCCGATCTACTAGCAGCAGTAAGGTTTTCTTGTTTAGCTAGACTAAATACATATGTTGATGACCACGAGTTGGGCGAACTGATTTTAGCTAGGCGCAGTCTACAGAGCGGAGAAAGAGTAACATCCTTCGTAAATACTAACGAGAATGACGTAGATACTAGAATAGTCATAGAAACTAGTAATCGATTGTTAGGTTATTCTGTCATACATCCAGTTGCGGATAAAGCTGGAGATGATGAATTCGCCAAAGCAAAAAACGCGGTAGATGGATGTCTAGCCTGTGGATTATACAATCTCACAGGTTCCGCTGGCCAGATCAGTAAGATAAATTTATCTTATCATGACGATAAAGGTGGGGCTGGAGAATTTTTGCGCTTGGGCTACGACGGTTTCCGAAAGATAGTGTCAGGTTACCCTCTACGCGGTATGATGGGTATAATCCATGGGGAATTTTTCAATGAACCAACCCCTCAACCGTTTTCACGCTTAGCTACATTTATTGAACAGCGGCAGAGATTGAAGAGACGGGGTTGGCACTGTCCTGACTGGTTCTTTAACAAGATATGTCATGATAACTGTTCGTTAGTTTATACAGCAGACAATGGCCAGAAACACCGAATTAGAGCCGACATAGAAACGGTTATAGTGCCAAGTATTTTTGGTGGGATTGGCATCACCACTGACTTGAATGAGACATTGGTTTCAACTAGTTCGGAATTCTCACCAATTCGAGAAATCAGAACCTATGATAGGATGGTACACATACTAATTCCCAGTGGTGAAGGGAAAACTTCGTTAAGTAAAACTTACCCAGGGTACTTCATCGATCATGATTCATTAGTAGATAAAGATATTTTTAATCAAATGCGTGATGAGGCAATCAGGACTGGGATGTGGAATAAGGTTAACACATACCTTCGCCTGATTGCGTCAACGCATTATAACGAGAAGCAATGCTATAACCAAATATTGTTATCTTGGTCGAATGATACAGTACCAAGTGAATCTAGACTTTTGTGTGCAATAATGCTCCGGAACGCAACCGGAATTAGGGCCAACTTAGCCAATAGGAAAACCATCCTAAATACTAATTCCAAAGATAAAATATTTGTTTGTAATACTATATCCTCAATCCATAGGAGAGCTCTCGCTTTTGTTCCTTCTCGAGAGAAATTCTACAATTACCAGATCCAAGAGATAGAATCAAAAGTTCCCCCACCTCGCTTACACGCTCCTCGGACTATGGCTAAGAAAATATTGCATAAAGCGAGGACTCACATAATCGACTTCGGTACTATAGCCAAACATAGACAAACTGTGCCGGAGCAGGTTTATCAGGATGCACTTGCATCTGCCTTAACTGGTGCTTGGCCGAAGAGTGCCTTGAACGAGAGTTTGGCGAGGTATGCACGTGAGATTGAGTCTTGGAGGAAAAATATTATTTTTCGTAACTATCAATATTCAGTAAGACCCGCAATTCGAGAAGATACGGTTAATGCTTTCATTGCCACTATGCCTAGTCAATACTTAGGAATTGGAGGCCTGTTTCCTGACGGAAGCATATCATTCTCACCTAACACAGACGGATTCCCAGACACTCATCCGCTTAGGCATACATACGGTAGTAAAAACACGTATTTGGCAGATATGGGGGTGAGTTTAGCTAGCTCATTCGACGTAATTGTCAATGGGTACCCCGGGCCTAACAGACTTCTCAAATTGCAACTTGCTCTAGCGAGAACTATACGAGAGAAGAAGTCATTATTACGCACGTCAGAATCTTTGGAGAATTTTTCTTCTCAGAACAAGCGTGTCATAACAGCTGCTGAACATAGGTATTCAATAGCAGAAGCTCGTATTATAGAAGAAGAGTATTTCAAGTGGTTAAGCGGTGATTGGTCTTTACTCCCGCCCAACAATCCTGGAGTTTCCGCCGATATAATTACTTTATGCCGAGACATTACCTTGTACCTGATAGATAATGATCTCCGTACTTTATTAGCTCTAGCCCTTGAAGATCCAAAGGTTAGAGCGTGTCGCATATACGCGACAGAACGTTATGTAACTGCATGTTTCATAATCATGCTTTCCATGCTAATTCCTGGTGTCACTATTAAGGATTAGTG